CTAGTATTTCATCACCTTCTGTATTCTGCGGAATGGTATCATCCAACGGCATCACTGTTGTCACATTCGTGAACGTAGTCAACTCTACAAAATCACGATTTACTAACACGGGTTGCGTTACAGATGTGCTTCTTAATATTGCAGCACCTGAACCACCGTCTGCTGATGCATCAAATATCATATCTGCACGAACACCGGCAACAATTTCACCACCAGCTAAGTCAGCACCGGCTTCATCAAGAATTTTTTTAGTACCAAATTGAGTACCACCGGTTTGACCAACTGAAAACGTTGTTGCAGCCGTATTAGTAAAACCGGGGAAAAATGAAATTTGCATACCATCAAGGGTGCTGTAATCAGGTGGTAATTTCAATCCTGTTGAACCTGTTACGGGTGTCAGTGTAATCGCATTTGCAGTACCACCTGACTGAAAGGTTGATGCACCTAGCCCATTGATCATCAACGCCTGTGCAAGCTGCGTAGTATCTTCACCTGTACCGTCTTGTGGTGCAAGAGTTAAACCAGTAAGTTCAACAGCATTCTTTGATTCTGCACGAAGACTTGTTGCTTCACTACCACCGTATTTAGTAGCGGAATTCGAATCAGGTAATGCACCAACATTCGATTTAGTTTGAAAATCTCTCATGATAATACACCTTCAAGTATTAGCGGTAGGACGTTAGCGGGACTGATACGATCTAAAACGCATTGTAACTGTGTCTGATCAATACCACCAGTGAAATCAAATTCAAAATCAAATTCAAAAAATGGCTCTTGTGGTGGTATCAACGCAATAATAATAAATCGTTCATCAACATCACCAAGGAAAAACATTTCAAGCGTATATTCAAAACTAAAAAACTCTGCACCCGGAATTAATATGACACCCAAACCGGGAAACAATTGATCAATAAACGCTTGCTGTTGTGCAAGTATTGTTACGGGTGTTTTGCTTAATCGTTCAACAACCAAATCACGACGTTCAACAATATCTGAAACAGGTCCAAGGCAAACATCAGGTAAACCTACGCTAATTTCCCAATCAGTAATTAATTCCACAGTTTGATTAATATCGAATTCCCGTGATAAATCTTCAATTCGACCTTGTGTCATATTGAATGGCTTTGATGTTCCATGCATCTGTGAATGAAGATCAGAATCTTCAACCAATTTAGCAGCCCATGCATCACCTGATGGCATATGATCAGCAAGCTGAACAACAGTGCCTTCAATATCCGGTTGTTTGAATTTGGCAGGTGTCACGGTCATGGGAATGTCACAGCCCCTAATGTTGCAATTTGCCCACCTAATACAACAATATCACCAGTTGGTGCTGTTAATGAAAACGATTGCAAAAGATCACCAGTTTGCAAATCCTGAGTATTTTGAATTGCACCCAAATATGCTGCTTCAGTAACGGTCTGTTCAAAATCAACAGTGTCTTCAAAAAATGCTTCAAGCTGAAGTTCAACTGCACTGCGCATTGTTGGGGTATCAGGTGTGATTGATGCAAAATCAAAATCAGTTTCAACTGTTTCAGGACCAAGCACAAAAACATCAATTTCAGCAGAATGTGCTGGTAATGCCCCATCAGCAATTATTGCATCTTTGGTTGTGTTCAACACTGTTTGTGTTGGTATAATGTTTGCATCGTTATCACGCAGCACATAAACAGCCACCTGACCCGGTGTAGGGACAACACCTGCTGATGGTGCAGAGAATTTACAATACAACCCTTCAATCGTTCCTGTTGCTGGTGACGTGGGTGACCCTGCAACTTGATATGTAATAGTGTCTGAACCGGTAACAGTCGCTTGAAAATCACCGTTATAGTCAACTTCAACAGCACCTTGTATTGTCACAAACTGACCATCACCAATTGAATGATCACCTGTGAAAGTCACAGTTGCTGTTGTCCCTGACCGGGTGATGCTGGTCACTGCTTGTAATATCGCAACACCTGTTTGACTGACTGATAGTGATGGACGAATGACGAACACACGGGTATTACCTGCAACGCTCAATGCAGCAAGTTTAACCTGATCAGGGGTAAACACGCCTTCAATCAATGAACGCGATAAGAGTACACGCACTCTCAACGCATCATTTGTTTCAACTTCAGCACCCCCTGACATTCCATCAAATTGTGCAAACCCTGATGGATCAACATTCACAATTGCAGGAGTTGGTGTGAAAACTGAACCGTTTGATGTATTCGTTTGTTGACCTGTATCAACAGCTTTCAATTCAATGCTTGCAAATGTTGCTGAATAATTAATTGTTCCCGTTGCCGGTGTCGTCGGTGTGGTTGCAATCGTATACGTGAATTTATTTCGAGCAACAACCGTGATCGTAAATGTACCATTATAATCAGCTTCAACAGCACCTGCAATTATGGCTTTAATACCACTTGCAAGTTGATGATCATCAGCCATAGTCGCTGTTATAGTTGACCCTGATCGTTCAAGTGTCTGAATAACCTGTGACACATCCACAACCGTTGATACAGCTTGTGATTCATAGTCAAGCCCGTTAGAGCCTTGGAAGACTGTCAGAGCTGGTATAGTTGTACCTGCAACGCCTTCAATTGATATTAGACCAGTTGCACTTGATGCAGGTAATCGTTCAAGTCCCTCATACCCTGCCCAACGTTCAAGAAATTCACCTTCAGCCGTTTGGGGAAACAATTGAACACTTAAATCAACAACGGTCTGTTGAACTGAATAGGCAAGTGCAGATGCTGATGTGTTGTAAGGAACAGTGAACGAACCAAAAACCGTGGGATCAATATCAGGGTTGACGCGCCTGACTTCAGCATTGGCTTGTGCAACAAATTCTTCAAATGTGATTAAATTAAAGCTCACCGGTCTGTCTCCATAAAACTGCGTAACGCTGTTCTTTACCTTCAATAGTCGTAATCACGATGTTTACTGTAACGCTGCGCAGTCCAGTCTTCAACACTGTGGCAGCAACTGATTTAGCAATACCATCTTCGATCATCCAATTCAAAGATTCTTGTGCAGCAACTGCAAGGTCGTTCAGAATTGCGTCAGTCAATCTTGATTGGCTAAATAACCACAGGCGTGATCCCAACTCTCTACCAGATGCTGCTGTTAATATATTACCCACCCAACCACGACGACGTGAAGGGGTTTGGACAGATGATGAAGGTGCCCGTGCGTCAGTCAGAAGTGAAACAATGATTGCTGTTTCAAAACCATCTATGGTTTCAAGTACATTGTTCGAAACAACAAGATCAAACAAGCCGTCAGATTTTCTAACTAATTGTACATCTTGGCTCATGGGTCAGCAGGTCCATCTGTATCAACTTCAGTGTCACCGTTACCGTCAACACCTTGACTGTGAATGTGTGTATCAAATGTGATACCATTATTAACCAAATCCCCGTTAATTGTCACGTCGCTATTTATTGTCATCGTGGGCACCGTGATTGTTGCAGCCCCACTTGCAGTGATAATCACATTCACAGCTTTTGAAATCGTAACATTAGCTTCACTTGATATTTCTATGTTACCGGCATTGTCCATAAATATGAATGATCCACTGACATAATTAGCAATACCATGTTCACCGGCAGCAGCGTCAGGTTTGATGCGATTTTTTGGATCAGATGCAAACCCAATACCGTTACTTTCATTACCGTTTTGAGCAAACAAAGCAACTTGACTACCGTCAGGTGGTCTACCAATTGTACCGTATGGAATGAACACCTGACCTTTAGCATTTGATCCCATATATACGAATTGACCTTGCAAGAAATCCCCAACGTTTGATGATGACGCCAATCGTGCAATTTTGAAAATCGCCTTGATTCGTTGTATTAAATCTTTCATCTGATGAACCCTCTATCTGGTGGGGGTTCTTGAGTTTGTAAAGCATCACCTTGTTGTGCACGTCTTGAATCACCCTGCGTTGATGTTCTGACATTGTATGCTTCAGGTGGTGCAAGTGTAATAGTCGTTCGTGTGCCTGAATTTCGATCAACAGAATAATTAACTGACCGGATAAGAAACACACCAGTCATGCCTGAAAAATCGTCATTGACCTTGGTCAACTGACCGATATCCCACAGCATATCTGATGCACGTTCGACACCTGCAACCACAGCTTTATATGATGTTGACCGGGCACGACGAATATTTAATTCCTCAATTGAACGATCTTTTGTTTCAATTTCTGTAAAACTTTCTTCTGATTGAATTTCAATAAAACGACTTGATCTGATTTGATCATCAATCGATTCGCCTTTACGATCAACACCAAATTCATAATCAGCATCAGGGTCAGCACCAAAATTATCCTGTGATCGTGATGAGTATTTACCAAACCGTTGTGAATGATCAAATCGAACAGATGATGATATGATATTGTTTTCAGGATTATTACGACGATTGATAATCAATCCGGGCTGTATCACTTCCACAGGTCTGAAGATTTCTAAATTTCCGCGTCCATCTGGTATTAAATAAACCTGTCTTTTACGTGCAAAGTCAGTCAAAAAAATCATACAATTTTTACCAGCATCTGCACCAAAAAATTCTAGTTCACCGAATTCTTCAAGGTTCGGAACACTGTCTATCACACCGATGGCTGCACCCAATGCACTGATAACTTTTGTTGCAAGTCCTGACATTGACAATGGTCCCTGTATGCTCTTTACAGCATCAGGCATACTTGAATCAATCAAGTCACCCGTATTGTCACGACCAGCAACCGTGATGGTGTCAACACCGTCTTCAACAGCCGATTCAAGGGTGTCACAGAACCCTGTTAATTTGGGTTGTCCCTCGATAAGAATCTGCACAGCATCACCTGCACGAACAGGATAATTGGCAGGAATAACATTGCTTGATGAAAATTGAAATTTGCCTGAATTTTCGTCAATCGTTCTTGTCAATCGGGCAGTTTTCCAGTTGTTAAATATTTTACCATTTACTGAAATTTCAAACATCATCACACCTGAAAAATCTTGAAGTCATTAACTAACCCTGCCGATGATTGGGCAGTATTAAGATTTGCTACATCAACTGCACGTACCGCAAGTTCATCAGAATTGGTAAATTCTTCAGCATAAAGCAAATATGAACGTACAAATGACGATGTAGGTGAACCAGTATTATCCGTGATAATTTGAAAAGTTTCTTGTTCTTTTTGACCCAAAACATCCAATGCTGATAAACGAGCGGATTCAACTGTTGATCGTATCAACGGATTAGATTGAATTAAATCATGATTAAATGTTTCAAGTCGCATAATACGTTCATGCAAATCTTCAATCAAGCGACGTGTTGCAATGATTTCATCATCTGTTGTATAGGATCGTGCAGCAGCAACCTCATATAACCCAACTAATGATGCAATTCGATTCGCTTGTGCATTTACTTCACGCGCTGTATTACGATCAATCCGCTCCTTTGTAGTTTCAGGCCATAAAGGTATTTCTGATGAAGTTGGGTCAATAGAAGTCGCACGATTAACATCATTGATTGATAGAGATAATCCACCCCCTAAATTAGTTAATAACGAAAGTGGTTCAATTCCATTACCAAAAGCACTCGCCCTGCTTAACCCCAAACTGATTTGTTGCCACAGTCCCGGTAAATCAGGAACACCCGCAAAAGTAAATAATCCTAAAGAATCTGCATCACGTACCAATTTTGCAGCATTTAAATCAACAGTATCAGTAATTCTTAATACCTTTTCTAAATCTTCAACAGGAAGAGTAGTTTTAATCGTATTACTAATATTCTTAATAATATTATTTAAATCACCAGTTGCAGCAACAGAATTAGCTGATGTTTGTGGTGCGGGATAATCGGAAGCAAATACATCTTCAATTGCTTTCCTTGCTTCATCCCCGGCTTGATAAACATCTTCTATGCCTACACGTGACACAGACGGTCCCGGTGCTGGTCGTCCTGCAAAAAACGGTATTACATAGCTGATTTCACCAACTGTCTGTTGACTGGCATCTTTGGAATAGGCACCGGCAAACACTTCAATGACACCGAATACAGGCATTGATAAACGACCTGAACCTTCTTCATTCAATGCTTGTTCAAGACGATCTGCACGCGCAATAAAATCAGCACCATGAACAAAAGCCCTGATCGAAAACTTTGGGGGTATTCGACCTTGATCTTCAACAAATCGTTCACCTGAATTCACATATTCATGCAGAACTAATTTACGGCCAATTTCAGAAGACGATTCTGAACGTACCGAAAATGAAACACCTTTGAAAGATGCCGGTAAAAGCTGTGATGTTCTATTATCTGCCATTGTTAACCACCAGCAAGGGCCATATTCCCACCACCATTTAGATTAATTTCAGCACTATCAATTTTTGTACCGTTGGCAGCACTGATACCAATATTACCAGATACATTAACTTGCTGTGCATCCTTTTTACCTGCTACCGCATTTGCATTATCCATACCGAAAGTCGAACCAACGGCAGACAACCCTTCAGCACCAACATCAAAAATATCAGACCCGGTTGCTTTCACAGCGTCTAATGCACCAGCGAAATCACCTGATAACAATGCTGATCCTGTTTTAACAATACCACGCAATGTCTTCAAAAGCAGTCTCACGGGTGTTAATACAGCTATAACTGCAAAACCCATGCGTTCGATAAAACCACCTAGACCATCAAAATCACTACCCGCATCACCAACAAGACCCAACAATTCACCTAAAGGTAAAAGAATTGCACCGATATCAGAAGCCATATCACCAAGCATCGTAATCACAGGGTGACCTGTTTCCAACCATTCACTGAACACAACAGAAAGTGCAGTCACACCTGCGATGATAGCGACGATAGGTAACGCAAACGTGGCAAGGAACGCGGTCAGGGGTGCCATAGCAGCCATCAACACACCCACTGTGGCAGCAAGCCCCGTGAAGACCACGATCAATGCCGCAAAACCTGCCCCAAACTTAATCAAGGTGGGGTTTGCTTTTGCTAATTCACGAAATATCCGCATAAACCCTGAAAACAATTTAGCCATATTCACAGCGAATGGTTTGATAACGTCACCAATTGTATCAAAAGTGTTGGTCATTGTTGTGCTGAATATCTCAAATGCTTTACTTGACCTTCTCATTTGGTTTTCAAGTTCACGCTGCATTGAACCAGCAGCTTCAGGTGACAACGCTTTATCAACGGTGCTACCAAATAATTCAATATTTGCAATTGCCTTTTCAACGAACCTTGATGCTTCAGCACCAAATACTTTTTGCACAAATTTAGTGCGCAATTCCGGTCCCATTTTTGCCATTTTTTCAAGCTGTGCATTAATCGCACCGATGGGATCAGTCATCAATTTTGTTGTCATACCCGGCATTTTTCGCATCTGACGAATCATCATGTTCATACCAGATGCTGCAAGTTGCGGTGTGACTTCAATCTGATCAGCAAAACCAGCAAGGGCTGCTGACACTTCCGGTGGAATTTCCAAAAGCTTAAATGTGCCTGAAAGCCGTTCTATGATTTCGATCATACGGGCACCGTTGGCACTGGTGGTGTCAGCAAGAAAGTTTGTACTATCAAGCAACCGTTGACTTTCTTCACCCATCAAACCCATCTTGGCTTGAATTGACCCAATGGCACGACCAGCTTCTTGATCAAGCATATCAAACGCAATAGCGGTACGTGATGTCATCATCAGGAAGTCTTCCATGTTCCCGATTGACACACCAAGCTTGCCACCTTCAAACGCCATTTCTGCAAGACCACGTTTGGATTTACCAAGTTTTTCAGACATCGATTCAAGTTGATCTTCGAACTGTAAAAGACCGGCTGCACTGACATCTGTCACACGTCCAATATCACTCATTGCATCTTCCATATCAGAAGACACTGATATGACATGCTTCAAAGCAGCACCTAAACCCAACGCACCAAGAGCACCTTGCAAATTCTGTGCCTTGTTCGCTAGATTATCCATTTTTTGTGACATTTTCAGAACAGCCTTTTGAGCACGTCGCGCCTGTCCTGCGAATCGTTTTGTTGATTTAGAAATCTTTTGTATAGGGACTGAATATCGATCTAAAATTTCATAGATATATGAAACTGTATTAGTCATCGCTTCACCCTTTGTCTGATATTTTTCAGTTCATCGTCAATAACTGAAAGCTGATATGTGGTTGTCTCAAGACATTCTTTAATGCTTATAGCACCTTCACTACCGTAAGCGATTCGGGTGCAGCTTCTGACACGTTCTTGAATGCTTTGTCCAACCCTATGCCAAAAAAAGCGCAGTATTTAACCGCCGCATCAATTTTGTCTTCAGGGTGTAATCGTTTCCATGCACCTTCAAGAATACGAACGCCTTCAGTAGTACAGATAGGATCACCACTTTTATTAGATACCATAAAACCAAAGACCTTGACTAATTCTTCAAGATCATCGGATGTGCCAAGTGACATTTTTATGAATTCTGCAAAACCTTCAGCTTCTTTATCATGATCTTCTTCTTTGGTTTGGTGTAATGGTTTAACTTCATCACCACCAATCAAATTGTCATCCTTAGCTTCTTTAATGACATCACGTAAATCCTTCAACATACCAGCAGCTTTAATTTGCCCTGACGATATAAATTTACGCAGCTTCATATAATAACCGTCGTAACCTTCACCGCATTCATGAAAAGTCAAAACAGTCACAGGGTCATGACACCCTGCAACCTCAATTGACTTGCGAAGTTTAAACTCAAATGTTCCATCTGCAAGCATTTTTAAATCCCCTGATCACCTTTAAATTCAAGTGAAGTTGTGCCATCGGCAGCAGCTTCACGGCTCGGTTTATTGGTAAGCGATTGACCGGGGAATGTCAAAACAATGTCAGTACCATTCGGTACACGTTGAACAGCTTTGATGATGTTACCACCAATATTTTCTTTCCATTGGCGAATACGATTATCGTTTTCATTCGTCACATAGACAGAAAACATAGGTTCAGCAATTGCTGTTTCAGCATTAACGGTATGAACCGATTCTGATGCACCATTACCGGTGCTTGCTGAACGAACATTAATTTCAGCTTCACCTTTGTCATAGGTGAATGAATTCGGAACGATTGAAATTTTCTCATCATTTACAAGAATTTCAGGGACAGATAGTGCTACACGCGCCATGAGTTATACTCCTTTTACAAAGTGATTTGCGTGCCGGTCTGACCAACCGTAAACGCCAAAGACAGGTTATAATTGATCGTGCCCAATTGGGTCACGATTGGTAACGGACCATTGATCGTGACCGTGCGAGTGGCAAGGCTGACCGTCACAGTAGTGTTGGCATTGAAGAATGCTTCAGCATCTGGACCAGCTTGTGTTAATGCCTGATCAGCAAGCACACGATAGATGTTGAGTAATTCACCCTTGATGCCAAGTTCATTGGTCATCGCACGACCTTCAACAATATTACCTTCAGTCAGACGATGTTGAGAAAAGACTGCCTTCAGGGTACGGAAGAAGATTTCACGACAAACAGAACCGGTATCAACGAAGTTCAGAAAATGAAATGAATCGTTCGGATTACCGGCTGAATCTGTTATAAAAGTCGTCACAACTGGACCCATCAGCATTGCATTACCAACTGTATTCACACCAAACGATGTGAAACCATCATTTTCAAGTTCAATCTGTTCAGTCGAATTATACAGATTAAGTGAAGATGTCACAGGTGTGTCAGTCAATGGAGTGTTGAAGTATGGCATTGATGCTAAACCCGGACCACCAATAGCATCATTCGGTGCATTCTGTGCAACGATCAAATCAGCAATCAAGGCACCTGTTGTCAATCGTTTAGCACGAATAGCCATAAAGAACGACGCCACCCAATCAGCAGGGATCAGAATTGCGGGACCCTTGTCAAGCGTGGCGGCATTGATGTTGTTACCCATGATAACAAGTGATTGACTGTTAAGCGGTGCAACAAGTGATGTATTGTTTGCGAATGTGTCTGTACTACCCTGAAAAATCATACCATCAAGGATGTCATTCGCAACATTGAAACGACTATCCATTTCAGTGACAATGACAGTGCGTACCCATGATTCAGGCCATCCAACACCAGTATACCGACGACCATCAATAGCATCTAAGATTGATGTCAACACAGGGTCATTTGCACCACTTGTGAAAGCTGTGACGGCAACTGTCACACCAGCAACAACGCCTGTTACCCTCACACCAAAGTCATTACCAATGGTGCCTTTATCTTTAGCTGTGACCGTGACCGTATCTGTCACAACAGCATTTGTAAACGGTGGGTCTGTCAAGGCAGTAAGTGCAGCATCCAATGCTGCCGCAATAACTGTGTTTGCATCACCACTTGATACAGCAACCGTAACAGGGAATTTCTTTTCATCAACGAATGAAACGATATATGTACCGTCAGCAGTCGCTGTACCTGTAAACTGAACAGTCGAATCAGCAGCAACACCGGTCCCGCTTTCATCAATTGCAATGACATCAAGCGTTGGAAGGATACCACCGTCAGAAACTTGTGCGCCTGAACGCCATGCAAGAATTTTCTGATAAAGATCAGCAGTACCAAACAGGGTCTGAAGTACAGCATCTGTTGCCAGATGCATATCAATGTTCAATGCTTCACTGACAGCAGCACCACCGGGACCAGTTTGACCAAAGATGATGCAACGACGATCTTCAAAAGCGTCAACAAGTGCAGCCGGTAAAAGCTGAATATTGACACGCGGGTTGGAAGTAGGAGAACCAGCCATTATACCTTATCCTTTTCACTAGAGGTTTTCGTTTCTGGCTGTTTCGTTTTCTTCGTCATACAGCCGTCAATTTTAGCGTCTTTCAACCGTCTACGCCATTTCCGATCAAGCGGAATGCCGTTTGTATCGACATCAAGCAGAATTGTCTGACCTGCCTTCATACCGTGTATGTTAACATTGACGGTATATTCAACTTTCTTCTTTGACATCATTTCGCCTTTCGTTTCGATTAACTGAATATAGATTAATTATATCGGTTCGTCATCAAGATTTATACCCACCGTTAATGGTGCTTCTTCATCACCAAAATTATTGAACGTCGCATTAATATCACGAAACGCAACATCAGGTTCAAGATTAAAGCCTTGATCAGCACTTATGACATCAGGACGTTGCCAATCATAGACATGAACATAGAACGCTGTATTATATTCACCTGCACCGTGACCGGTTGAAACCGTGACATATGTTAATGCAGTGTCTTCATCTTCGAACTGAAACCCGTATAACACCCTCAACAACGCCTTGTAAATCTCATCATACGCAGCTTGCTGTGCATCATTACCCGCAATGTCATCTTTTGTCGGGATAAAAACCACAGTTGAAAAATTATTCAGATTGGTTTGTTTCTGGAAATTCTGTGCAGCGAATGCACCGATTGCATCATTGCTGGTGTTTCGATCCTTGGAAACAGTCACGTCAGTCATGATGACGAATAAAGCATATTCATTTTTGGCTTGCTTGTTGTATAGGTCTTTTGCACGTTCAAAATCAGCAGCACCAAATATGCGCAATAGGCTGACAGCACCAAAGCCTTGAATGACACCTGTTGGTAATGACGGTACACCAGTCACAACAAAGGTGAATGTGTCAACATCAGGCACTGTGGCAATCGTTTGATCACCTAAAATCCCGGCTGACCTTGGTTCATCCAACAAACCTGTACCAAGCGCGGGAACAACAGTTTCACCAGTAGCAAACGCAATTTCAAAGAACTTACGATTAGGAATAGCAACGATGTCATGTGTACCATCCCAAACATTACCGAAACCTGAAAGTGTCAGTTGTGTTGGATCGGCAAATTGTTGGGGTTCTGTCAAATCATGTTCCTGATCAGTCTCAAACCGAACAGTACCATCACCATTATCAATCACACTGACCAACAAATTTGAAAAAACACCAGCTGTTACGACAATCTGATTACTGACGATCAACCCATGAGCAATAGACGACACTGTGACAGTTGATCCCAACGCTGTTGCAGTCCCGGCAATAGCTGTGCTGAAACGGCTGCTGACAGATGGTAGGAACTTCTGCAAATGAAAAACAACATCGTTTGGTGTCAGGCTCATTTGTTACGCACCTTTTCAACTTCATCATAAAATATACGAACAACATCACCCTGTGTGTCATTGATTGCGCGAATCATATGCAGTCGTGGCTTCATCCTGCCTGTACCGTCTTCAAGGAAACCCGCATATGGTGCTGATTCCCCGACTTCCATTTGAAACGGACCATGTACATTGTAGTTGTAGGACTTCACCAACCTGCCTGATCGATTCGCAGGTGGTTCACTGGGTGCGGATGCTTGGTGATCCCGACCATGGAAACGATAAATGCGCCCTGTCTTTGGACCTTGTTCAATTAATTGTTTAACCCGGTTACCAACCACATCACCAACAATATACAAGCCATTTTCAATACCTTGCCTATGTCGCATCATTTCACGCGGCATAGCAACGATGACGCGCTTAGTTTGCTTTATGGGTTTGATACGAATGGTCATCCTTTTGCTGCCTCACCTTCACCACGAACACGACAAAATAATTCAAGTTTAAGATCACGTTCACAGCAATTCAAATCACTCAAAATGTCATATCGTTTACCCTTGATCAATAGCCAATCTTCTTGACTGATACCAGCTATGAAGTTGAAACAGATTTTATGCGTTGGTGTTTCATCAAGACCAACATCATCAAATGTTGCTTTACCTTTGGGTGTTATGACAAGTGCTTTAACGGCTGCGTGCTTAGTCACAAATGATTGTTCAGGGTTCGACTTACCGAACGTAGCACCCGTGTTTGTGCGCGTCTGAATATCGATCAGTTGACCGTATTTATTCAAATTTCGTTCGAACAATCCCATTAGTTCACCTGAAACGGACTGACTGAACCCGTTGACCCAATCGAATGAAAACCAATAAGCTGTTTATCGAATTCAGCAAGACATCCACCTGACATCGTATTTGCCATCTGTCCAAATGGTGTACCCTTTACACCTTCACCGAACTTGAAACCATATGTTGCTTTACCACCACAGGGGTCACTTTCAGATACCAATGATAACGTATTTTCAGTGACGGCTGCAAAATGTGCAGATAGATAGATATGAATTTGCGTCAAACAGTCGTCTGACAAATTACATTCTTCTAAAGCAAGCTGATCAACGACGCATTTTGCAGCAGCAATCGCCGCAGTGATTTGGTCGCTGGTCAAAGTTGTTTCCGTAGGTAGAATTTTACGAACGTCTGATTCTGTTGCCGGTGTAAAAGCCATTATCTCAACTCCGCTGGAATGCGATATGATGCAATTGTTATTTTAACACCAACATCATTTGTTTTTGCGTTAACCCATTTTCCTATGGGAATAATCCAATTCAAACCAATCGCTATAAAATTTGAAGCCCGTATCATCTGAGGATTAACAATTGAGGGATTTGCAACCAATGAATCAGCTTCATCAGCTTCATAAATTTCAATGTCAGCAGGATCGACATTACTGACATTTTTATCAGTGCTGACAATGATGTCAGTAATGACAATGAATTTGTCTTGTTCAGGTGTTAGAAAATTGACGGCTGTATCTACAACTAATAATTCTCTTTCAAAAGGTCTGCTGTAATCAAGCGGTGAAACAACAAGTTGACCAAAACGCGTGACTCTAGCACTGTTATCTGACTTTGAATCTTGAATTACCGCAGGTACGGGCATTATTCGGCAACCTCTAAAGATATGACACAAGTAATCAAACCGGTTGCTTCTACACGTTCAAAAGCAATTGCTTGACCTTGCGGGATGATAATATTGCTAGTGGTTTTGAGTTGTTGAAGTTTATCAGCCGGGTTGCAATCTTCAAAAAATAATGTACCACCATCTGCCAATCCAGTTATATCAACACCATCTTGAATAATTGCAGTAGGACCTGCCGTACTACCTAATTTACGGCTGGTTACCTCTGAGTCTGAACCACCTACAGCAACACCAGTTACCCGTTTGTAAAGTAGTTCAGTAATAACTGAACTCTTTATACGAACATCAGTAATAAACAAATCCTTGGTACCTGTGTTTTTCAAATAAAAAAATTTATCATTTGCAGCAGTTGGTGTTACTTCAAAGAAAACAGACCATTGTCGGCCTTCTGTATTGGCATGTTTATCTTCAGCTTGGACAATAGAGAATGTTAGTAATCTATTTTCAAGGTCAACTTCTACAACTCTACCATCTGGTCCTTTAATTTTGGTCATTTAGGTAACTCCCGGAAAAAAACAACCTGAACTGCCGTATTTTGATTAGTATTTCCCACAGGTGGGGTAAATGCCACAGCAAATGATGTACCGGGAGGAACAACCACAGGGCCAGCCGGAAAAGTTCTAAATAATGCACCTTCAGGAATTAGCGTAATCGGCGCATTCAAACCATCTGTAATAGTTTTACCTTCACCCCCTATTTTGACTATTGCAGTTAATGGTTTAGGACTACCGATATTTAAATTGATACCTACTGAATCAACACCGTCGTCAACCAAAGTACCCGAAGTTGCACCGGTATTAAATTGATTGAATGAATCACCAGAACCGCCTGTAGATTTTCCATAAGTGGCAGTGATACTTTCAACGACCCAGGGAACGGTATCAGTATTTTTTGCGAACAAAATCCATGATATACTATCACTTGTTAGGTTTATACTTCCCGTAGTGAAAATATATGTATCACCATTTAGTGACGATTCAATGACGGCAGCTTTAGAAATAGCATCCGTGTGAAGACGATTATTTGCACCAACCTTGGCACTATTACCTGATCGACCATCTTGAATTACAGTATCACCGCTCATACGTCGCTCCTGTCAATATCAGTCTCATTTGCTTCTTCAAATCTGTCATTTAATAAACGTAATTCTTGATCTATTGATTTCAAAGTGACAATCAATGAATTTCTGAATTCTTGTGTACTAATCAAATTTGATTCTCGTTCAGTAATGCTTATATCAGAAGCTGATGCAGGCGAGAACCCATGAACAGCCATAGGAATGACATTAACTAAACCATCTACATTAGGGCAAAATGCCCACGCCCCTAAATCACCTTCGTTGTTACGAAGTGGATCACCATTTCTCTTTACTATATTAAATGCATCGTGATCATTTTCAGGCTGATCTGGTTGAACAGCCAAAAAAACATCACACACACCTGTATTTTCAACAAGTATCTGAACACCTACTTGAACCTCTGAAACGGCATATAAGTCGATCCAAGTATTTTTAGGTAATTTAATATTTGTTAATGTATTTGCCATGATGGAAGAATTGAGGGGATCATACAGACCCCCTCAACACCTTTATTTGCTTGCTGCTTTAAGGTCAGCTTCAGCCTTCTTCAAAGCCTCATCTTTGACCTTCAGGTCAGCTTCAGCTTTCTTCAGGGCTTCGTCTTTGGCCTTCAGGTCAGTTTGCGCCTGTTCCAAAGCTTTAGAATCAGCATCAGAAACATCGACTGATTTCATATCTTTGATGGGTTTAACGAAACCACGTGCTTCAAGCTTTCCAGCTTGTGTTTTGGTTAAGGTCAATTGAGTACCGACTTCCATTTCTTTTTCACCTGATGTGAAATAAAGACCGGATTTAACGACCTGATGAGTTGCGCGTTTAGGTGCAGCCATTGTCATTTACTCCCTTAACCAAGGTCTTGTGCAAACGATGCACATTTCTGGTTGGTGAAATCAGTGCGAACACTGAAACCAATAGCACCCCATACAGCAAATTCGAAATTCGAATTGAAGACGGGACGCGGCATAGCAACAGTGTTCAGACCCATACCAACGACCGGACGGACAGATTGACCATCAAGCGGGAAGGCCATCATTTCATTACCTGAAAGTTTAGACGATGATTTGATTTCCTTAACACCCATCAGACCTGACAAACGTTGCAGGATTTTGTTTTCACTGCTGGCAAACTCAGAACTGTTGCGTTCGAGATTCGACATGATTTGACGACTGATATAATAAACAGCCTCACGTTCACAGTTATTCGTGATGAACAGAACGTCACGAACCTGCTTGAAGGCAGCTTCAATCTGTTCAAAGGTCTTGGTCGTATCCGTGAAATCAAAGTTGATACCGGAAACACCAATGTTAATTTGTGCAACACGACTGTCAGCACGCATACCCTGCCAATCAAGACCATCGACCTTGATGAAGTTCCCGTCATTGTCTTTATGACCATCAAGGAAGTTGTCAGCCAGACGACGACGCAAAGCAGCAACAGATTCACGTTGATCATCAATCAGAGCATCGAACCCTTCAGAATTCTGAGCATTCCATTCACGCCAATTACGGAAGAAACCAGTATCATGAACAGGAATGATGGTCCCATCAATACTGAATTCAACCTGATCCATCTTGATGCCGATTTGACCAGTCATAGATGTCTGCGTCTGACCCGCATCGGATGCCCGACGAAACTTGTCAACCAGCTTGCCGATATTAACTGAACGTGACATTGGTAATAGATCGTTCAGAAATGCATCACCATCATCAGAACGAAAACGTTCAACGGTGACATTATCGAATTCCTGAAATACGTCCTGTGGAATAATTCCGGTATTTGCGACAAGTCCTGCACGACGTTGAAGATCAGCAAAAGATTCTTCGTGGATGTTGAAAGCGTTGCGAACAGCGCGAACTTCACCCCATTGAGCAGCAGCAGCACGGCTGTTACCTACAATAGACTGTTGAAATAACATTTTTCGGTTCCTTCCTTACGCGATGCGTACACGCACAAGCGTGGTTGCAACTGTGGTTATGATTTCATCGGCAAAAGCAAGGACTTGCTCACTGGTGGCACCGACTGTTGCCGGGGTTACGGCAATCTTGAGAAGGCCAGCACCATTTAATGACAAGGGCTTACCCCGTTCACTGATTGTCTGACCGGTGGCAACAAGAATGTTCATAAATTCACCTGAACGTGGTTTGATTGCAACCATATTTTCATTGATGGTCCAAGCATCGTCAACGCTTTTAGTACGCTGTTGATCCTTATCAGCAACAAGAAGTTCCTGACCAAACAACGTCGCAGCACTTGCGTTAACTTGCAAACCAGTTGCAACAGATTCAACCACAGTGCCGGGCGCAATAGCTGCCAGTGCAACACCTTCAACATTTAAAGGCTTGTGGTTAGCATCGTCAGCAGGACCGACGAAGATTGTGCGTTTTCCAATAACACTCATTTTTCTGATCCCTTATTCAGGCATGTCAGCAGGGGCAGTATTGCCATCTGCATCATTGTTGATATTAAACGGTAAACCGTGACCGGAACCGCAACTTGCAGCCATGTTCTGAAGCTTGTCCAGTGGTATGGCATTTAAAGTATCTTCATCAAGATCAGGATACTTTTTCGAATTGGTGATGACCTTGACCGCATCAGATTTTTCAGCTTCCGAATTGGCACAAAGCTGATCCTGCAACGGCTTGATTGCATCAGCAACGGCTGTTGCAATAGCATCAGTAATTTCTTCGTTGACAACAGCCGGTTTACCCTTGTTGGGGTCATCAGCATTAACAGCCGGTTTACCCTTGTTAGGGTCATCAGCATTAACAGCAGCAGCCGGTTTACCCTTGTTGGGGTCATCAGCATTAACAGCAGCAGCCGGTTTTTCAGTCATGAGCTTGTTATACGCTGCAAGCAATGCGTCTTCATCCATACCTTTGGTATCGATTCCGACCGCATTCAACGCAGCACGAATTTTCTTTTCCATAGCGTCTACCTCTTTCGAGTTGGTTTTAGGAATAAACGTGACTTTTCGCTCAACTGGTAGCGGAATGCCCGTTATGGTTACGCGCCCGGAATCATCCGAACTAAACGGTACTGAGAACAGACCGGATTCTGTGTGAAAAATAACATGATCGTCAAATAATTCTTCAATCCAAACAAAGCCTGTAATTGCAGAACGTTCAAAAGCATCATGAATTGCTTGGTGAAGTTCTGAAAATGACCGACCTTCTTGATTAACACGACTATCTTTCACGTCAAGATTAACTGTTTCAACATCGATTTTTTCACCGTTGCTATTCACAGCCATACCGACACCCTGTGATGGTTGTGCAGCACCAATACTATCAAGCAAAATTGCATCATGATCAAAGACCATGTTGCGTGCAATCATGTTGAATTCATGACCGTCTTCATTAGTTTGTGGTTCAGTGAGTTCTTCGATTTCAAGAAAAATGCCAGTTGATGTATGTATTGGTCGTGGGCTTTTTGACGTTTCGACTTCATTGATACGATCAAGTAAACGACGACCCTTTTCACTTTTCAGTGCTTCCTGAACATTAATGATCTTATCGACCTTAACCCGATTGCCGATCTTTTCAGCATTGTCATTAAATGCCCCTGCATGAAAATTGTGAATTGCTTCAGGATCATTGGCAGAAACAAATTGACCGTTTGCATTCACAGGGTGTTCAATAGGTGCAAGCGTTCGGTTCAATCCTTCAAACGACGCATCAATTTCAGCAGCAGGATATAGAATGCCGTTCATAACGACGTTATCAGGTAGCGTGAAGGATGAAACAATGATGTGTTCAACACCATCAATATTTGTGCGTGTGACAGCCTTTGGATTAACCAACGATGTACAGCGTAAGAATTTTCTTTTAAGCATTATACCTCACAATGTCTTTGGTTTATAACATGGCTTTTAGAATTAACCAACATATTGTTAATTATCGTTCAAAAAATTCACGTTCCTTAATCAATGTCTGCTGATCGTCAACTTCTACAACATCACCACGACCATCAATCAACACGGTGGATGTGGAACATTTGCAGTTAATGCGGTTAACGCCTGTGTCCCACCATTTTTGCTGATCGTCAACAGTGAACACTTTACCATGTCGTGCAGCATGTGAATCACGTGTTGTTGGTAATAAAGCAGAGATATGTAGAACACCAGCACGTTGACCGGATTGTTTTTCAATTATTTTAACACTGTCAAGCTTTGCATCGTTGTATGCACGATTGATTTCAGTATCCGCGATTCGTTTTGCATTCGATTTTGCTACATCGAACCGTTCAGTGATATTCTTGCTGATGTCGTTTGGTGACAATCCTGCACTGATACCACTGTTGATTTCCTGAATGACCTGCGCTGCCGTTCGTCCTGATAATGATTTAATCGTCCCATAATTCTTGACAATCAGATTACGCAATGCAGTTTGATATTCGAAAGACTGAATGACTTGATCAACAGAAATTTGCTGAACGAATGGGTCAGTAATTAACCCGGCAATAATGGCTGCTGCAATAAGTTGATTAACACGATTAACTTCTTCCATTGTCCCTTGACGATATGGGGGTTCAAGCTGATCAGACCAAAACCACAGGAAGGGAACTGTGTCACCTTCAGTTTCAAGTTGAGTATCAAGGATCAATCGAATTTGTGCTTCAAGCTGTGTCAGTTCAGCCGGTGATAAATCATAATCATAGACAACCGTGACTTCCTGATTAGGAACAGGTGTGATCGGTTTCAACGGTGTGACAGTTCGTCGTGTTGATGGGATATCACGAAACAACCGTTTGATTGCACCTTGTGACGTATTTAACCGTGCATCAAGTACCCGTGTTGCTTTGCGTCGTCGAGGTGCTTGCCCTGTTGGATCGGATTTGCGTTTTTTAGACCTGTTCAGGCTCATTTTCGTCATCCTGTTCAGGATCATCTTCACCTTCAGGTTCTTCTATTTCTTCAGCATCAAACCCGGCTTCTTCACGAATTTCTTCTGAACTGAATGGTGTATCACGACCTGATTTAAATTGCTTTTCATTAATTTCAGCCATTGACTGACTATTTGTCAATTTGTCCTGCTTACTCAGTGCAAGCAAATCAGACCATTCAACAGTATATTCAGATGCAGGAAGCACGCCAAATTGAATGAACCAATCAATATGATTACGTACCATTTCCGTGACGAAATTTTCATTGCGACTATTCACGCCTGATAGGAAATGTCGGGAATCTTCACTTGATGCAAGGCGACCTGTTTGCATTCCAATTATAATTGTTGCCGGTGTTTTTGATGCAGCAGATACATCAGCTAATGCAGCATCAAAGAATTCTTTTGGTTGTGCAAGATCAGCATCAAGCACTTTTGCCTTCATTCCCGGTGTCCACATCGCACGACGGGAACGATTAGCAGCGAAGTCATCATAACTTTCATTGAATTTATTCAACAGTCCTTCATTTTGCTTGGCACTGGCACCGTCCTGAAGTTCAAAAACAATATTCTGTGCAGCGTTTTTATAGAACCCTTCACCACCAGCACCAATGATCTTGCGTAAATCCATCAATGAATTATAGGGTGCTTCAAGACTTGATATGCCGAATATACCACCGTTGTCAGCACCTTCAGCAGCAATCACGATACGGTCAGGGTGAATGTTAAACGATGTGCTGAATTTTTCATTCCGGTTACCGGTTGACCCACTATTGAAATTATACAATGTAGGCATTCCAAAATTGTCAGCCATCGGGTCATTTTCGGTGCTGCTGATTGTCAATTGACCTTCATAAATTGGGATTAACTGAATGACAGAAGCGATGTTTGTTATCGAACCTTGTTTGATCGGTTCGGATGGGTCAAGGTTATCCCGAACACGCATGAACATTCCTGCATATCGACCAACCCGTTGACGGGTGTCCAGTGCACGCAATCGATCCCATAAATTTATTTGTAACACCAGTTTTTCAAGTTCACTGTTGAATTTATCACTACCTTGAACGACGGGGTTTTTCATCCAACCAGTGTCAACAGGCAGTTCAACGATATTGCGTGCAATACCAAAACGACGGTACATGTTCCAAAAGTTCTGGAAATTCACGTGCTGAGGATAACCATAATCAAGATAAACATTATGCAATGTGTCTGCAAAGTCATATCCACCTGACACAGCCTGTGCAATTCGTTGACGAATACCTTCAGCATCGCTATTACCCATCATTTGCAGATGTTCAAGAGCGTTCGACACTTCCTGCTTGATTTGAATATTGATGTCAGGTTCGTTGGTTTTATTACGATTCCACCAAGCCATTGTTTTATGCTCCAATCCAAAGAAGGATGACAATAATCAAATCAATTATGACAAGCCAGATAATAACGCTTGCAGCATGTCGTGTTTTAAATTTCATGAACCAATTGCCATTTCAAGTAGTTTACCCATATCTGCACCACCACTTAATTCGGTTAATAACCACACGGCTGCATCAACTCTATTTGGTGATCGTCCATTGCTTTTACCAGTTAACGGGTCAAAGTCCATCATTTCATCTTCAAGCAATGATAAACCGGGCTTATGTTTGACATACCCCATTTCATATAATGCTGCAATAGGTTCTGCACGTGCTGTCTTACCCTTTGATGCATGAATACGAATTACCCGACCCTTAAAGCCAGCATTTCGAAGTGTGTCTTCACACATATCACCACCTTGATTCGTTTCAATCACGATAGCATCAGCTTCATGTTTGTCATACGAAGCAATAGCAGCATCTGCCCATTTCTTAGGACTTCCATGACGTGTGTAATCGGCGAGCAATCCATAGTGATCTTCACCATAGGATTCACCAACAATAATACCATGTTCATCTGATGTTTTATTATCGGTGGTTGCGGGATCAACAGAAACAAGCGTTCGAATTGGTTCAGCATCAATCCACTGACGTGAAAGATTGATAACCTTTTCAGTCCATAATGCTGTTTCTTCATCCCGCTTAATTGGTTTCTGACGGTATTGTGCTGACCAACGTCGTCTATGGGCACGAAGTGCTTGTTCATGTTTTTCATTATGTTTGAAAGGCCATAACCAACCATCATCAAGACCGTGGTCAAGCGGGATACCGTGTGTATATTCTTTAGGATATTCATCTGAATTATCGATCTTAACCGGCAGGTTCAAGTGATGCCACATTTCACCACTACCACCGCGCAACAGATATCCACTCAAATCATCCCAATGGATACGCTGCATGATGACGATGATCGGGATTGTTTCAATTGCAACACGTGAAGCAATTGTTTCATTATAGCTATTATTCACTTTGGATCGGATGGTTTCTGAATATGCGTCATCAGGTTTGACAGGATCATCAATAATCAATGCACCTGAAAAATTATCGTGATCCATGTGACCAGCACGAAAACCTGTGACCTGACCACCAGCAGCCGTGGCAGTAAGACCACCGTTATCAGTTGTATGCCAAATCTTTTTTGAATCAGTATCAGTTTTAACACCGACATCCCACATTGATTGAAAATTATCATTTTTAACAATTTCGCGAACGGTATTTGAATTCTGTAAAACAAGATTGTCTGAATAACTCAAATGCAAAAAACGACTTGCAGAATTCAAAGCGAAACCACGGGCCATGTAGCTAATAGATGCCAATTCAGTTTTTGTATAACCGGGTGGAACGTTGATGATTAGACGGGGAATAAAATCAGGATCAGAAGGCGACAACAATGTTCGATCAAGCGTTTTCTGCATGATGTGATGGTGACGACCAATAGCCATCTTTGTTGCAAAACGCTGTTTGAAAAAATACCGACAAAAATAAAGACCGTCGTCTTCACATTCAACACGTCGTGCTGCTGTGATGTGTTCAGCAGTCGTCATGGTCAATCATCACTAAACGTGCAGCCTTGTATTCATCAACTGACATATTGACGACACCCATTAAACCACTGTGTTCAACTTCCTGCTTATCACGCCAACGTTTAGGGTCACGGTTCTTTAACCAAAATATCATTGATGTTGCATCTGGTGGGTAATGCTTGGTGATGGGTGTCAACGTAACTTCACCCTGATAATTACTGATATGCACGTCAGGGTGACTATATCCAACAGCGCGATGACGCAAGGATGCTTCAACCATGTTTGTATCAAATGCTGACCGTCCTTCTTTTATGGCATCCGATAATTCAGGATATAATTTAACCCATTCATACAACGTCGATACAC